ACACGACGCTCTTCCGATCTGTATTGTAGCTTCTATATATTGTTTCCAAGTTAGTCCACTATAATTGGGTTGGTCTAATAATGCAAGAAATAAAGCCATCGCTAATATTGATGGCTTTTTCTTTTTATTTACTTCTTGTTGGCCTTGTTCATAGTAATAATTGGCATCTTCATACATTATCTTTTTTTCTTGTTCTTCAAGTTTATTTTGCTCTTCTATATATGTACTATAAATAAGCAATTCTAATATTCCACTATTCTTTACTCTTGTTCTTTTATAAATATTGTTTGCTAATACACTAAAATAGTTGTTATTCTTTAATAATCCTTGTTCTTTCCATTGTTCTATATATGTGTTTATTCTTTTTTTAGTCTTATTGTCTGCTATATTGTAAATATTCTCTGATGTAAAATCAAATGTATCAAAGAGTTCTTGTAATCTGTTCTGGGTTTGTTTGGATGTTTTATTGTATAACTGTTTTAATTGTCTCATATAATTATCATGTTGCTTCCACATATAAAACACCTCTATTCTAATGTTATTTTTACTTCACTTAATTTGCATGCAATATTATTAGTTATTGAATTATTCTCTCTATTTTCAAAATGTATTTCATTATCAGAAATACTTAAATAAATAATTTTGTCATATATTTTATTTTCATATTCTACTTTTAATCCTTTAAGAATTTTGGGATTGTATGGTTCTATCATCATTTTCTTTTTCTTCCTTTCTCATCAAAATATTTTGTTTTACATTATCTTGTTTCGATTTACTATTGTCCATTTTATTATTGGCTTCAATCTCTGTTGTATCTTGTCCTATTTTAGCCATATTTTCTAGATTTTTTTGAATGTTTTCTTGATTTTGTTTGTCTACTTTTTCTAATTCTGAATTACTATCTAAATCGTCTGGTAACATATCAATTATACTTGCATCACTTAATAATCCTCTTAATTTTAATGCTCTTGTTGTTTCTGTGTCTTTGTCAGTTGGTAGATTTCTTTGTAAATCTATTTTTATGCTTCTAAAATCATAAGATTTATGTTTCCTTTTATTTATTCTATCTATTATTGTTTCCCATCTTCTTAATATTGCTTGTTTAAAATGCTTGTCTGCATCTGTTATCATCTGTTCTAATGCAAAGAATTTTCTATCTAATGCACTTGCATTGTCTGCATTTGTAAATCCTAAATCTGTTATATTAGGTACCCCACTTATCATTGCAATTAAATCTATTAATGTTTTTTTATGATTTTCTAGTGCTGTATCTTGTACACTTTTTTCAACCCAAGCAATATCTCCGGTATTATCTGGTGTATAAAATACTTGCATTTTCAATAATGCTTTATCTTCTTCTTCCCTTGCTTTATTTACTACTTGTTTAGGTTGTCCATTTTCATCTAGTTCTGGTTCTCCGTCTTTATTTAATTTTTTAGTCATTAAATCATTTTGTGGTGTAAAACCTGTTATTTTTAATTTTGCATCATCATTATACTGAAATGTATTTCTACTATTTTGTATTACTCTTTCATAAGCACAAATTAAAGAGACTACCAATTCAAAACTTGATAGCCCCATTTCATTTTCTATTGCTATACAAGGTAGCATATTCCATTTGCCTTTTTCAAATTTTTGTTTATCTTCTTGCAATTTTGCATAGTCGTTTGGCGTTGGTGAATAATACCTTTTACCATTTATTGTTGTTAATTCAACTATTGTTATATCTGCACCAGTTTTATTTTTTTCCACCCATTTTCTTAATTGTCCTATTTGTTTTACTGGCGTTGAATAATCAAATATTCCTATTGTATTTAAAGCACTCTGCTTTGTATATACTATTTCATTATCTTCATTTTCGTATAATACTTCATAACAGCCTCTCATTCCGAAATAGTCAAATGCCAAATCAAAAAATTCTGTTGAGTCATCATTATATTTACTTATATAATCTATTAATACCTTCAATTCCTCGTCTTTATTTGCATCTGTATTAAACACTTTGTTCAACAATTTTTTTATTATATTTAATTTTGTTGGGTCTGATATTTTTTCAACATCATATACAGGTGCCTTTCCCGCGAAATAACCCGTTACCATTGAATTGATATAATTTTCAAATGCTACTTTTATTTTTTCATCATTTATACTTACTAATTCTGAATTATTTGTTTTTCTTCTTATTCTTTCATATAGTTGTTTCCTTGCATTCCACTCTTTATCTGCTAACATTAATATTTGTGTAACACTATTTGCATCTTCTAATGTTTCTGGATTCCATTGTATCATTCTTTGTTTCCTCCTATACTGGCTTTACATATCCGAATTGTATTGTATTTGGTCTTGAGTGTTCATATACTCCCGTTAAACAATCTTCCGCATCATCATGCTCATTTTTGCCTGTTCTCGTATAATGTTTTATATGTTTTGCAAATTCTGACCATCTATCTTCCCAATTAACAGGGAAATATATATTATTCATTACTGCTGTAGAATTACTTAATATTCTTGCTTGTTTGTTTTCGTTTTGATGAAACCAATTTACTTTTGTATGTGTATTTTTTAATTCTTTTAGTTCTCTTTGTACATTTCTTGCAAATCCTCTGCCACCATTATTACTTTCTATATTTGCGAATCCTACTTTATCTTTTGTTAACATTTTTGCTACTGCTGGTTCTGTTACCTCCATTGCTTCTTGTGTGTATATAATATCCAATATGTAATATTCATTATTATACATTTGATAATCTATTGAACATAAATAATCATCACCTTCGTCTGCTGTATCTGTATAATTCATAATGTAATGTGCTGGTGGTAATTTTTCATATGTCTTGAAACCACTATATAACCTATTCTTTACATCTATTGGCTCTTGTTGATAGTTTGCATATATAATATCTTTGTTCATGTTTTTAGTCTTTAGTTCGTAATCTTCTTTGTTTAATATTGCAGGACATAACATCGAGCCATCTTTTTGTACTGCTTGATAATTAATATGTCTTACATTATCAAAGTTCTCTAGTATGTAACCTGCTAAATCATTACTTGCCCACCTGGTCATCATTATTATTAATTTAAATCCTGTTTCAGTTCTTGACATCATTGTGTTGTTAAACCAATCTATTTGTTTTTGCAATACATTTTCGTTGTAAGCTTCTTGAACATTTTTTATCAAGTCATCTATTATCATTAATGTGCAACCAAAACCTGTTGCTGTTCCTGTAGGAGATGTTGCTAAATAATTTGCTTGATTGCTTCCATCTAATGCCCATTTATTTGCACTAGCTTCTCCATATTTTATTTTTGTATTGGGAAATATATCATTATATACTATTGTTCCTTCTGTTTTTTCTGATGCTATTGTATCTCTTACAGATTTTGCAAATGTTCCTGATAGAGTTTCGTTATATGATCCAGTCATTACTTTTTCATGATTATTTTTTCCAAATACCCATTCTGTTAGTTTTCCTGCTGTTCTAGATTTCCCATGCCTAGGTGGTAAGTTTACAACACATATTCTGTCATCACTTTCGTAAAAATCTTGCAATTCATTGCACATATTCTTAAGAAATTGTCTATCTTCTTTATAGAAATCTGGTGCAGTCAACTTACAATACTCAAAAAAATCACGCCTGGCTAATTCCAAACATGCTTGTTTTTTTATTTCTTCTTTTATACTGTTATTCATTTAATATCTTTCTCAATTCCTCTGTTGTCATTCCCGAAAATGGATTGTTGACATTTCCACTATGTTCTATTTGTTGTTTGTCTGACCAGCCGAAATTATTTTTTAAATTGAATATTATTCCTGTTGTACTACTATCTGTTATTAGGTGTTTTTCAAGATAATTTTCAACTTTTAATTTTGCCTTTTTTATAGTGTCGGAAAATTCCTCTTTTTTCATATATTCCGATAATGTATCTCTACATAAATCTAAAGCTATGCATAACCCTGTTATTGTATATGGTTCGTTATTTTTAACACAATCAGTAAAATATTTATCTATTTTCTGTTGCATTATTTCTGCTTCTGTGTATTTCTTTGGTCTTCCTCTTGACATTTTCCTTCACTTCCTCTCTATAACAATTTATTTATGTTTTGATTTATGTTCATCTCTAACCTCAAAATATTTATCCACAATTTCTCTTATGATGTCATGTGAATTTGATATTATATCTACTACATCTTCTTCATTATAATTTTTGTCTTGATGTGTTATATAAGTTACAATATAACAATTTCCTAGTTCGTGTAACAATGTACTTCTTTTTCTTTCTTGGCATAAGTCTTTGTCCAAGAATACTGTTTGAATATCTGCATAAGTTAATCCATAATACTTGCCATATTCTGATTGAGAGTCATTATGTTTTTTTAGTTCTTCTCTCATCTCTTGTTGTGATAATTCTTTTATCTCCCATGTTTTATTATTGATTTTAAATTTCATAGATTTATCCCCATAGCACAAATCCCATTAACGTACGTTCATACTTTGCTGTTCTGTTTATTGGTTTAACATATCCTTTTAATTTGTTTTTGTCTTTTTCATAGTCTTCACATTTTGCACAGAGTATCTTATTTTTGTAATCTTTTACTATTGTTATTCCTTTGCTACATTCTGTACATTTAGATGTACAGCTTGGACATACTTTTTCTACAAACTCTTTAAATAATTCTTGCTCAGACATATTAACACCTCTTTCGTTTTTATAAATACTATATAATGCTAAAATTATAGAATATTGCAATCTAGAATAAATCGGCTTATACTTCACATTTCTGCTACTTGTTACCAATCTGCATTCTATGTTTTAGCACTATATACTATCTATAATTTAATAACAAAAGATGCACATACTTTTATATGTACATCTTCGGGATCTTTTTCTACTGCTTGGTAGATAAGTGTATTTTCGCTATAAAGTTAAAAACATTAGTATATCTTTATGCCTCCGTCCGTCTGCTCGTTTTTATTTGCAGTACCCGACACAAATCCTCTAAAATTTACTTTTTCACTTGGTGGCACAGTAGCATTTCACTACTCAAGAAACTTTACAGCATAGAGATAGCTAGTCTCTATATTATAAAAATAATGTAGTAGCTAATTACACTATTATTACAATCATAATAAAAGAGCTTACCATTTCTGATAAACTCTGTTTTGGTTGCGAAGGATAGACTCGAACTATCGACCTTTGGGTTATGAACCCAACGAGCTTCCTCTGCTCTACTCCGCGATATATAACTAGGACAACTTTCTCTACTGCAACCTAGTCTTGCTACTTCTGATTATTGCTATCTAATGTAAGCTCATAGCACATATCATTTTCGCTTTTTCTTACACCGAAAGTTTTACACATTGGCAAGAGACTGTTAAGTACAATCTCTTTGAAACTTTTTCATGATACTATTATAACACTTTGGTCGGTAGCATTCAGTAGCATTTGGTAGCATTATTAATTTCTCGCTTTAAAATTATAAATTGGTCTTATTATTTTTATTATTTCTACAGTATCTTTTATATTATCTATTATTTCCTGCATAGGTTTATATACAAAAGGGGCTTCGTCTATTGTTTCCTCTACTACACTCGTTGAATATATGTCTTTCATGCTATCTTTAAATTCTTCTAAATTAAATGTTTCTTTTGCTTTCATTCTACTCATTATTCTTCCTGCCCCGTGTGGTGCTGAATTGTTCCAATCAATATTTCCTTTTCCAACTGCAATTATAGATCCATCTCTCATGTTTATTGGAATCAAAACTTTTTCACCTTTTTTAGCCGATATTGCTCCTTTTCTTACTATGTTATCCTCAAAAGATATATAATTGTGGATTGTTTCAAATCTTTTTTCTAAAATAGGTGGATTTATTATTGGGCTTATTACTGTTAATTGAAAATAGTGAAATAAAATTTCTCTAGCAATATGTAGTCTATTTAAGCTTGCATATTCTTGACATATTCTCATATCATGTAAATACATCTCTCTGTATTTTCCTGTTAAATAACATAGTTCATTTGGTAAATTCGGTTTATTTTCTTTATATTCTTTTTCTAGTTCTCTTAGTGCTTTTTGTATTTCTGATTTTTTACCTTGTTCTTTATATGTTCTAATTATTTCTTCTTTTTTTTGATACATTTCGTCTTTACCAGAACATAGCTCTATTGCTAAATTCTGATAATAATCTGCTACTTGCTTTCCTAAATTTCTACTTCCTGTATGAATCACTAAATATTTATTTCCTTCTTCATCTGCATCTACTTCTATGAAATGATTTCCTCCGCCTAATGTTCCTATTGCTCTATTAAATTTATTTGTTTCTTTTAATTCTCTTAAGCAATATAGTTCATTATTTTTTTCAAAATTAATTAGTTTATGTTCTCTGATATTTCTTCCTGCTGGTATACAAGATCGGAAGAGCGTCGTGTAGGGAAAGAGT